TTCACCCTTTTCATTCATCTCAGTAACTACTATCTCTTCATTTCTAAGATGTTCTGGTCTTGCACCACAAGTAACTTCCTCATTAGTCTTAAAATTAAGAATAGTCTTGTTACCTTTCCGATACATGTAACCAATTGCATCAGCATTAGCACAAATAAGAGATTTTATTTTACCTGTCAAATCAATATTTGCAGACATTACCAATTCTCCTTTATCATCTACCTGTTTGTCTTTAATATGACCAGATAAAATTACATGAGGAGCTAAGGTATCAATAAAATCTAATACTTGGAAAAATGCTTCCCGAATATATAAATAACCAGCACCATTTGGTAAACTTGCTACATTATCACCGTCAAAGTTTTTACCCATGGCAGTTTTTCTGTACAACTTTACAGCTAATGGCATGATCATAGATTCTAATGCAGTTACAGTATCTACAGTAACATACTTATAGGGTTTACCTGCTTCTTTAATGGCCTTACCAGCATCTAAAAGCTCTTGAAGATTATTAATTGTAATCTTTAAAGAATCTACATACTCAGTACCATTTTCTAAATCAAGAATCAGATTGTTGTCAAGACCTGCATATGCAGTTGTCTTTCCTGTTTTAGGCTTTGAATAAATCACAAGTCTTTTTGGATTTACTCTAGCCGCTTTTACTTTTGTAGTTGGCAATACTATGCTCATAATTCATTTTTTGATTGTTTAATTAACTCATTTAACCATGGTCTATTACTTACAGGTTTCATTAACATAATTGCTGCAAAATCTTTAATAGTAATTTCTGACAATGGTACATCTTCATAGTTTTCAGAAATCTCTGCTTCTGCTTTAGGAGCAAATTCTTCTTCAAAATCAGGAAATAAAGACAAAGTTTTTTGTAATCTAGGTAATTCACTCATAGATTTTTTAGCTTCTGCCTCTGCTTTCCTTTTTTCATAAAGAGCATAAGTTATTTCAGATCCATCTTTAAGAACAGCCAATAATTCTGATACTGGTACTGTATAAGTATGATATGTTTCACCTTTAGAGTTAACATTTTCTTTTTGTTCATACTCTTCAGAAAAATACCTATTGTATTTGTACCTGAATAAAGGTCTATCCTCATGCATAGGAACTATATCTAAATCATTTCCATTAGAATCTTTTACATTCTCATAGAATTCAATAAAGATATCTTCCTCTTTAGATAATTCAGACTCAAAAAATTGAACTTGTCTCCCATATTTACCTTTTTGAAAAAAGGCTGTTTTAATAACAAAAAATGGGTCATTTAATTGTAGAGCTCTAAATGTTTCCATGTGGTTAACAAAAAACTCTCTTTCTTTTTCTTTTCTAATACTCATAAATTTTTAATTTTTACTTACACTTACTTTGTCAACGGCTTGAGGCGGAGTAGGTATCTCAACTATTCTCATGTTTCTTCTATCAAGCTTGAAAAAAGCAATAGCTGTAAGTCCATTTCTAGATTTTAAGAAATGAAATACCAGTATGTCTTCATCAGCAATGATAAACTTTTCTGGGCCATATTGTCTAATCTTCCTTACAGAAGGTTTATTTATACCTAGAACTACATCAGCATGTTGTAATAATGCATCCGCACCAAATAAATCAGAATCTAGTACATAATTACCATAAACACCATTAAGTTGTCTTTTGGGATCATCTATGTTTCTATTAAGTTGGCTTAAAACTAAAAAGGCAATTGGATACTTTTTCTTCATCAAAGTCAAAGCTTCTCCTAAAGCATACAGCATCTCAAATTTATCTTTCTGTCCTTTACCATTTTTAAATAATGCTGCGTGATCTATTGTAACTAGCATATTCATGTATGCACCATCTGAATTCTTGTATCTTTCCATTTCATAATGAATGGTAGCACACATTTCATCCACAGTACATGGATCATATACCACATTAATAATATCTTTCTCCGCAGTTTTATTATAGTACTCAACGCACTTATAGTAAACATCCTCATCAACTGGTTCATTTTTACTCATCAGAGTGTTATAATCAGCACCTGTACTCAGACTCAATTTTCTTATACCACTAGTTTCATCTAGCATTTCCATTTGGAACTTTAATACTCTAAACTTATGATCTAGATTCTTTTCTATGATATCAGTTATTAACTGTTCCATAAATAAAGTTTTTCCAGTTCCAGGTCTAGCACCAACTACGGTAATAGTTCTCCATTCTAATCCATCACAAAAGGCATCATTAAATTTGGGCCATGCACTCTTCAGTGATTTTAACTGTCCTTTTCTTCTTAATTTCATTTTTACAAGACCCTTTCCTAAAGCATCTCTTTCACTTACAGGCATGAGCGGTTTAGCTCCATTAAATAAATCTGACATTTTGTAGAATTAATTGGTTAAACATTTATAGTATTCTTTCTTTAAAGTATACTATTTCATCATCTGGATTATTAATCACCAACTCACAATATGTTGCCAAATCTGATTCAAAAGACTTATCTATATTTTGCTTCCTAATGAAGTATTGAGCAGTCCTCATAAACTCATAATCTCTGACCTCATATTCATTAACATATTTGTTTGTTGCTTGCAGAATAATATCCCAGCTATAATCATAGGTTTCAAAAAACCATTTAAAAGGAGCTTCAAGATTTTTAGGGTTAACTCTTGCATATTTTCCAGAGGACAGTTTCCTATTAGGAAATATTTCAACATATTCCTTTATGTTTAACAAAAAGTCTTTACCCATTAAATCTTTGGCTGCTTTCTTCTTTGTTCTTTTGAAATAACCATTGATTTCTTCCATAAAGATAATACTTTTACTTGTAAGTTGCAAATTTTCATCAAGCCATGCATTACTTTGCAGTCTTTTGCTTTCTATTTCTTTATTTACTAATGTAGAAGGAACAATTTTTTCTTTTATACAATGTAAAACATAGTAAGTATTTGGACTTATGTTTTCATCCATAAGCCTCTTAAATATTTCATCCATCACCAAATTATTTTTTGATTATACACTTTTTCAACTATCTCATTTGTCTTATTAAAAACATCTTGAGAATCCCAAGATCTAAACTTTTGATAAGCTGCACTTGCTGGATGACTGGCAAATAACTTATAGTTATTATCATTTACACAATCAGACCAGTCTTTAGCTTCTTTACCTAAGTATATATAAACTAGACCGTTTTGATTCCAAGTAAGATAATCAAATAAAAATGCAGTAAATGGCTTCCAAATATGATAATGCTGACCACTTTTTCCTACAGTTGTTGTAAGAGCTGTATTAAGCATTAAAATACCTTGATTAGACCATCTAGTTAAATTTACATCTAAACATCCAGGATGCCCTTTATAAACTGTTCTGTTTATTTCATCAAAGATATAACTTAAACTAGGTTGTAATTCATTTGTATTGCTGCAACTAAATGATATTCCATCTGCTACACCAAACTGTGGATATGGATCCTGACCCACTATAACAACTTTTAATTTATCTATAGGACATTCTTCAAATGCTCTAAAGATATGTTTCAGAGGAGGAGTAAATCTTTTACCATCTTTTGCTAAAGCAGCTAACTGTGATATAATCTTATCAAAATCACCACTAAATATAAAAGATTTAAGAACTTTACTCCATCCGCTAGGTTGAAGTTTATCAAACATTTTTTGTTTAATTTCTTCAATATCTAATTTTTCTTTCATAAAATTTTTTATTTTTGTTACAAATAAATAAAAATGGGACTTAAAGTTAAAGAAATTCAAGATGATGCAATCATTGAAATAAAAGTAAATAAAAACTTTTATCTAATGATTAAAGGTGCGCTATTCTATGTGTTCAAACAAGAACCTGATAACCAAAAGAAAGAAGAGATGGTTAAAAAAGTTCTTGATTCTAACATGAAAGAATTTACTGAAATTGAATTAGCATTTAAAACTCTTTCTCTTTTAGTTGCAGAAATTGAAAGAGTAGCAACTGTAGAAAATAAAATGGTAGACAAAGAAATTGACTTACCAAATCCTCCTACAGATACTACTCCGGAAAGCTAATATTATATAAGTTACCGATTTCAATACAAGCTGTAATAGCTAAACTTAATTCATCTTTGCTGCATTCAGCAAATGATTTGTAATTTTTCATCATACCTTCTTTATAAGCTAGGCCTGCTTGATCTTTTACAAGACATTTCATTTCATCAAAAGTGTACCCAGACTCTTTTGCTAATTCTCTAATACAAGCATGAACTTTTGCAAGTTGTGCTTTACTGTGTTCAATACCTGACACATCAACATACATATCTACCTTTTGTCCTTCAGCTAGTTTATCTAGAAAAATCTGATAACCTAACTTTGACTTTCCATCAACAAAACTAAGTTTGCCATTTCTTTTAATTAATTTACCATTAAACATAATTAACAAGTTATATTATTCATTATTTCTAAAAACTGATCATAATGAACTCTGTCTCTAATATTTAATGCTGGAATTTCAAATGATTTCAAAACCCATTTATCATCTTTAACATCAATATTATCTGTACTATGTAAAAGTACTCCAGAACACAGCTCTTTATGATAATAGTAGTAATCATATCCATTTTGGCTTTCATCATCAAGTATATCCACTCTTTCAAAGCCAAGATCTATTAATTCTTGTTCTGTCATGTCATTAATTCTTAATTTTTAATTTCCAATTATAAGTATCTTCTAACCAATCACAAATTTCTCTTATAGTCTTATCACCCATATTCCTTATACAATAAAGATCATGTTTACTATAAGATAGCAAGTCTTCAAGCTTTTCAATCTCTATACTTTTTAACCCATTAAGAGCTCTTACAGATAAATCAAAATCTATAATAGATTTATCCAAGTCTTTAAGATCATATCCATATTTAATAAAATGTTGAACAGCATCTTGAGACAAATAATCTTTAGCTTCTTTGTTTTCTTTATTTCTTAAAAACTTATGGTATAATTCTGTATTTTGTTTTTTAAGTAACTCATTTTCAGTTTTATAAGCTAGTTCATTAGGCCATTCAGCAAACATTTTTTTAAGACTATAAATCTTACTAAGTACTCTTCTATGAGCTTTATTAATCATATCATTTGCTCTAACAACACCTACACCTTCTTCATAAGCAATTTCTTCTACTGATAGATTTTGTACAAGCAACATTTCTAATAATCTGGATTCTCTATTTGTACAAAACTCCTTAGATAAATCTACCATTAGCTTATTAAATATGTTATGCTTAAATACTAATGATTTGTTATACTTAATATTGTATCCAAATATTTCTTGAACTTCATCTACAAAATAATAAGCTTTAGATCCCCTACTACTTTTGTTTAATTCACCTGTAGTACAGAAATAAGATATTTTATTTTTTTGTTTCAGATTTCTTAAATGGCTCTGAGGAATTTGATATTCCTCCACCAACTGTTTTTCAGATATTACATCTCTTTTTGCAATTTCTTCAGACAGTTCTTTATTTGCTAGTATTTGCTTAACAGTTCTTATGTTAGCAATATTCAATTTTTTAAGTAATACTTCTGTAGTTACCATATTAATCAATATTTCTATAAATAATACTGATGATGACTGTATAAATACAATCAATCATCCCAGCCATGATAGTCTTCATCTCTTAATTTATAAATTATTAAACCTGCAATTACAATTACTATAACTGCTCCTATTAAAAATTCCATTACTTATCTTTTTTAGGTAAATACTTTTTCTCAAACTTTTCCCAGCCTCTTTTATCAAACTGAGCTACCATAAGATCCATCATAATCTCATCTGTATGCTCTGCACACATTCCTATACCCTTGATATCAAGATCAGGACTATATCTTTTAGTTGCTGGAGCTCCGCATTTTATACAAGTCATGATTCTATATTTAGGTTATCATCATTTAAAATCTCCCGGATCTTATCTCTAACAGCTTCATAAGCATCATATCTTTCTTCAGATAATTTTTCATTATACTTTATCTCACTTCTAAGCCATTGATCAAGATCCCACATAGAATGTTTCCATTTCCAACCATCTAATGCTGTTCTAGCATCTTCAAGTTCATCTTCTTTGAATTTTAAAATTATTTCTGCCATTGGTTCATAAATATTTCAGTGTTAATAACATCTCTAATATAATCAATTTCTTTGTACTTTTCATTATCTGGAGTCCATAATCCTAAAGCCTCTATTCTACTTTTTCTTAATGTAAGTATAGAATATGCAAGTACATGAGCATTATCTTCATCCTTACTAAACAACATTTTTAACATGTTTTGCTTTTCATCTTCAGTAATATAACCTGTTTTAACAAGTAAATTTAATTCTGATAGAAAAATAAATGGTCTAAATGTTCCTGCTTTGGTACCTGCTGCATACATGTACCATAGATATCCAATATTGCTATCATTGGATTTTGCAACTGGCCAATGTTCCTTACAAATATCCCTGATCATTGCTGTAATTTTGGGATCACTAAAATTCTTTATCATGATCTTAAAAATTTAAACATTGCTTGTAATTTCTTATGTTCTTCTACTAACCACTCTGGAGTAAATATAGCTTGATGACCTCTAAAGTCAACTATAGTATGTATATCTATTTCATGAGTTATTAAAGCACTCCATACAATACCTTTCATTTTAAAATGAATTGTTACAAATCCATCAAGCACTTTACCTCTATAATATTGATGATCTGTATTAGATCTGTAGAACCCATACTTTACAAGCTTCTTACCTATAAGTTCTGTATCTCTGAGTGTCATAACTCTAAAGATAATTTCTCATGACATCTTTTATTACATCCAAAGCAGTAGCTCTGTGAAACAAATATTGTAATGATTCCAAATCTCTCATTGTTAAACAGTTTATCCTTATTGAAGGAGAATGGTCACTCAAATCTTGTTGAAGCTTTATAAAATAATTACCATCTACTCCATAATTATGGGATAGAAACAATCTATATTTTGATCCAGCCCAATCTCTAGAGTAACTAATACCCTCATTAATCCAACCATCTTGAATTAATGTTTCATTTGTTATTTTTTCTTCCATCTTATTCTGATTTAAAAAATATATCTAATTGTATTCCAAGGAATATGCTCATCATGTAATTCAGTCCACTGTTTAATATAATCTGTTTTCCTGTTGTGTTCATACCTGATATTCTTACCACCATACTGAGAAGTTTTAGTTTCTTGTATTTTGGGTACCCAAAGTAACTCTTCTCCTGGAAGTTTATGCTCTAGATTATACAGATGTTTCTGCTCATTATGAGTAAGAAATATTACTTCAGCTTTGACAGCATCATTATTCCAACTATTAAAATGAGCATGTCTATTAATCAAATGAAATAAAAACTCATATTCAGTTAACCAATTGTCATGAACTATAACGGGACTAAAGTTAAGATGCACTTCATAACCAGCATCAATAAATCTTGGTACAGCATTTAATCTTAAATCAATTGGACTAGTATTAGGTTCAAGTATTTTTCTCCATTTCTCCGGCATTAGACTAAATCTTATTCTAATTTTACCTTCTGGATTAAGTTCAAGCAAATCTGCATTTACATACTTAGTAGCAAATGAACCCATAGCAAGAGGATGTTCTCTAAAAAACTTAAAGATTGTCTTCCAGTCATGATACTTAGCATGCAGAGCAAAGTCTTCATTACAGGAAATATCATAAGTTACATACTCTCCTGTCTGATTTGGTTTCTCTACTGTAGAAAAATAAGCATGTGAGTTAATTTCTGTTAGGATATCCATAGTATTTGTAGCTACAGATAATCCTTCCGGCTTATGTCTTTTCATATAACAGTAAGAACAGTTATACAAACAGCCATGACCAAAGGAGGGACTGATAAAATCAGTACTCCTCCCACTTGGTCTAATGATCATAGATTTTCTAGTAACTTTCTCAATTACCATAACCACTCTATCACTTCAGGATGAAAATGTGCAAAGAAAAGATATACAATCAATCCTATAGATATAATACTATCTAATCTTTTAAATTCTACTAATAATGTCCAATAGTGTTTTCTTCTAAGATAGCTATTAATAGGAGACTGAATTAATGAAAATATAAATATTATTAAATAAATATACCATAAATCACTAATAGCCATACCAAGAAGTAAAAAGACTAAATAGATTATACCAAAACAACCCACAGAAAAGGAAATAGCTTTATCATTATCTGATCTATCATCCTTTTTAATTCTATACATAGCCCTAACATAAGACTTTGCTTTTATACATGTAATAAATTCATAAATAAATGCTGCACCTAACATAAGTGCTAATAATACTTCTTTCATGATTTCTTCTTTTGTTCTAAATAATCAATAATGAATCCAGCAGCAACTAGTATATTCATACCAAATGATGCTAATATCTCATA